AACGACCATCACACGATGAGTTAACAAACCTCATCGAGGAGATCGCATTTGAGACCACCTTTAACACCTATGAGATGGACTCATTTCGTCAGATACGTGAGTTGGCGAGAAGAAAAGCCGCCAACATGGGTTTGCGACTTGTCGTGGACGATTTTGTTGTGATCATGAATGGTGTCATGATTGAACACGGCAAGGTCGTTCAAATGTGCCAAGATTGGGGCGACGATGCCAAGATGCTAGAACTCATGAAATCCGTCAATGCGGCAGCCACCGGAAGGTTGGCTCCTGAACAATTGGGATGGATGAAGAGAGTAGCAGGATGCGTAGCGTCCCTTGGCCGTAAAGTTGGCCACACTCTTGGCTTCGTCGATATACCAGCAGTTATTATCCCACCAGTCCCAAAAGCACCGTCATCGATGCTTTTTTAGAGCGCTATGCTGCCGCTTGCCAGCAACATAGCGCCACACTAGCAAATAACGCAAGCATTGAAGAGTGTGTGACAGATCATCAAATTCACACCTCCACTATCAACCCTCATCCCGAAGTCCTCTTCACTCCCGAGCGTCGATTGCTTAATGGTTGTAATAAGGTACGTGACACTGTCACTCGTCTCGTATTACCATTCACCAATCCCATTTACACCAACGCTCGTTGTGTCCATAATGAGTTCATTGCACTCTACAACAGACATCTTATCACCAATGAACATCGTATTTACGAGTATCACCCAGACAATGGCTGGCAACGCAACACAGTTGAACGTGATTTGGTTGTTGCCTGCTACAGTGAGTTTAGAAAAATGTTTCCACCACAATGCCTCACTGTCACTCGTAAAACCATGTCTGATGTCGTAGCTTCGAAACCTCCATCAAAGAGGAAGCTATACTCATGTGCAATGTTATCTTATTATAAGACGCAGACTCTTTCACACAAAGACCTAAAATTCAAAATGTTTGTCAAGAACGAACGCACTAAGAATTTAGCCAAGCCCCCACGTGCCATCCAGGCCGCTACACCAAAATACAACTTACTCCTCCAGACCTATTTACAACCAATCGAGAAAGCCTTTCTCAATGTCGGATATGATCGTGTTATGACAACCAAAGGCATGACTCAGTTGCAGCAGGGTCGTTTTCTCCGAAATATCTGGGAAACATTTGACGATCCCGTTGCTGTCTTGGCCGACCACAATCGTTATGACTCTCGATTACACACCATATGGTTAGAGGAAGAATTTCGTTATTACTGTGACCACTATCCCGGAGACCAACAGTTGAGAGACCTCCTGAATGTCCAACTCCATATTAGTG